TCAGTCAAGCTGGTAATGAAAGGTGGTGAGGTAAAATGTTGATATGTATAGTGTGCAAGAAAGTGATTGCAAACGTTGACCCAAGCACTGTCAGATATGCTGGTTGTGCAGACTGTAATTTGGAAGACGTTGCAAGAGAGATGGACAAACTGAAAGGGGAAACAAAATGAACAACAAGAAGGCTTTTGATATCTTGTTCATTGCTTTGATGGACTATTGTGAAACATCTCTGGGTAGTGACGAGGCGAAACGCAAGGAAGTGGAAAAGGCTTACAATCACCTGTATGCGGTGGTAAACAAACAAGGGGGATAGAGATGAAGTATGATGTGTATTGCGATGGCAATAAGGTAGAGGAAGTGGAACTGAGTGTGGAACTGGCTAACAATATAACACAGGCTCTGGCAAAGGGAACGTCAACTGTCAAATTGATACCTGCGGACACCGAAAATGCACAGACGGGTCATTCGGCTAAGTGTGATGACTGCAAGAGGGAAATGCTAACAGCAGATGGTTGTAGTGTAAGCAAAATGAGGTTCATAGACAAGCTATATGACCGAGTCAAGTACGGAGATGACGGCTGGGGCGAAGATGGTCAGAGGTGTCACGACTGCGGTTGTAAGGTTGGACACTATCACCACGCAGGGTGCGATGTGGAAAGATGCCCAAAGTGTGGGCACCAGTTGATATCGTGTGACTGCGAATAGACAGGAGGATGTGATGAAGGATACAATAATCAGAATCAAGGAACACAAACTGTCAGACCTTGTACACGATGTGATGGCTTTGTGCGAAGATATGTACGATGAAGAGGATGCAAGAAGTGCTTATTTGAATGCGAAACAAATTGACCGCACGTTAGACAAAATAAAAGAATAGGAGGATGTGATGGGAGGCTTAACAAGCAAAGGTGACTTATATGTAGGACAACCTGTAATAGTATACGGAAAGTATCCTGCAATAGTCACTGCTATTGATGATGGTAGTTTTGAAGTATCTTTCAATCAATCAGAGTCAGAGTGGGTAGATGAGGCAGAAATAACAATAGGGAGGTGATTACAATGGCAGAACTAAAAGGTGAAGCAGGACAGTGTCCCAAATGTGGGGCAGACTTGGACTATGGTGATAGTGACCTACAAGATATGCAAATGGGATATGAATGCTGGTGTAGGGAATGCGACTGGTTTGGGACAGAGTGGCACAGTTTAGTATTTGAATGTTTCACGGATGAAGAATAAGGAGGTGTAAAATGAAATATGATTTGGCACAATTTGGTTTGAACCTAAATGAATCAGAACACAGACAACTGGAAGATGACGTCCAAGATTTGATAAGCAAATATATCGGCAGGGAATTTGTCTGCTCAGACGAGAAGAAGAAACATCAGACTCACTATTTCAAAATCAGAAACAATATTGAGTACTTGATTAGTCAAATCAGAGGAGGCACAAAATGAGCAGATATCTGATGGGTCACGGAACGTGCGAAAACTGTCGCAAGGTAGTGAACTTCTATGCTGATGATGACGGCTGGTGGTATTGTGAGGACTGTGACCATAGACAAACGGAGGGATATAAAGATGGATACAAAGTGTGAACATTGGCACTGGAAACTGGAAACAGTGAGTAAGATAGCCAGACGCAGGAACTTAGTCTCAGCACTTGAACTGAAACAAACTTATGAGAGGGTTAGGGGTAAGTGTGATACGTGTACGCATTTAGAAAGCTGTCAAGGAGGTGAGAAAAAATGGGCTTGAATGAATCTTTCAGAGAGAAACAATATGAGACAGCAGACTATGAAAAGGTGATGAAATGTCCAAACTGTGGTTGGTATCAAGTGGATATCGGAGATGCTATGCCTGACAGGTATGACTGGATACACAAGACCGATGAAGACGGCATTGATTACATAGAGTGCTACTGTGGTTGTAAATTTATCGAAGAATAGGAGGTGCAAAATGAAACAGTTGAAGAGAGTTAAAATGCTTGAAGAGTGGGTATGTACTCTAACACCACTGCAGGTAATTGAGTTAGAGGAAATCATTCAAGGCAAGACGTATAAACGAATAGAGAATGAATTGGGAACTATGTCCACGAGTCAGTGGCGAAATTGCCTATTGCTTTCACTCAATAGGCTTATATTGAACTGGAACTAAAAGGAGGTGTAATATGGATAAGAGTGTAGAAACTATGACGTTGTTTGAAGCATTTTTGGATTACTGCGATGAGGATAACCCAAAGCTTAAAGACGACATCAAGACTTGGTTAGCTGACTACTTTGATATCAGTCATAGAGTGGTCAAAATCTCAGAAGAGGAACTGGAATGGATAAAGAAAAATCTCCGTCCAGTGACACAATTAGAAATATTTGGAAAGGTGGTGATATCAAATGAGTGAAATCTATGGAGGTAAATTACTGAAAGAGATTCACATAGTCTGGGGTGCCGAAGATGTAAAAAGTGTAGCCAAGGGTATGGGATATAAATTAACAAAGGCAGAAATTTCAAACGTACTCTACGAGATGGAACGAAAGCACGATGCTACCATTGGCATAACGTGGGAAACTATCGAGTTTTTCGTTGAGGAAATAGTAAGAGAGAGAAAGAAATAAAATTAAAAAAAGATTAGTAATTTTTTTAGTTTATGTAGTATAATTAGAGTAGGAATAAGAAAGGAGAACTGTTATGGGCGACAGAGCACAGGTTTTGATAAAGGATGAAAACGTTTACCTATATACTCACTGGGGAGGAACGGCATTAGAGAACACAGTCAGAGATGCGTTAGCACTCCGAGAGAGATGGGATGACTCAGAATATTTGGCAAGAATAATATTCTGTCATATGACAGACGGGTCACCAGTTAATGACACCACTGGATTTGGCATAGGTGGATATGAACACGGAGATATACACACGTTGATAACTGTGAATTGTGCAGACCAAGTAGTGACAGTGAGGAAGACCACTCAAACTGTTACATACAGTTTTAGTGAATTCATAGAACAGGAGGTGCCGAGATGACAATCAAGAAGTATGAGTACATCGGCTATATCATCACTGAATATGAACATACAATTACAGTCACTACTCCAGACGGACTTCCTCTCAATGGCGAGATAGGTCAGCTGGAGCAAGCCAAAGATATGATAAGATTTCACTTGATAGAAACTGTCGGAACAGCAAACGCAGAAACTCTGGTAGATAAGGCTGAATTGAAAATCATAGGAGGTGCTCAATGAAACAATATCAGTGTCCTTGTAATACGGCAACTAAATGTAAAATGGATGAACCTTGCCTTGGATGTGAAGAGTATGCTCAATGGTGTCTCCAAGAAGGAATAGAACAAGATGACGGAGGTGAGCTATGACCAAAGTCACAGTGTTCTTAGTCAAAGAGATAGACATTGATTCACGAGATGTCAGAGCCGAGACAGTAAAAGAGGCAAGAGAGAAAGCATACCCACTTTTTGAAAAGATAGACGTCAACGATAGCAACACACGTATGGAAGTGAGGTGTGCAGAATGTAATGAACTGTTTGAAGATGGACAAATAGACTGCTGTGAGGAGGAGGAAGATGGGTAGATATGTACCAGACGTTTTTCGTATGAGAATTAAATTACAAAAAAAGAACAGAAAGTGTAAGCAGTGTGACAAGTTGCTCAGTAGATACAACCCAAATAAGTATTGCTGGGCTTGTAAGGAGATGTTGGACTTAACCGAAATGGGCTTAGAGGAGGTGAGATAGGTGCTATGGATAATGAACGCAGGAATGGAACGGACAGACGAACAGATATCAAGAAAACTCTGGATAGTTTCAGTGATTTGGTAGTGGAAGACATTGACAACATCCTTGCGACCAATGAGGATATTAACAGTGTCTTAAAGACAGGTATAAATATAAACCTTAAAATAGATAGCGAGGGTACAACTATCTGGATAGGGGAACGAAAGGAGGCGAAATAATATGGAAGTTTATGAATTCCCTGTGACGGAACAAGAACTCAAAACTACTGATGGACTATCTGTACCAAACAAGGCAATAGTAAGGACAGATACCAATAGGGTTTTGGGAGTATTAGGCAAGGACTATCGGTTAGTGAGGCACAAAGATGTGTTGAACGATATGGAAAAGGCGATACCTACCGAGATGACCAATAGGAAGATTACGCTTTGCAAATCTGGTGCAGTTATGTTTGCTAAATATGAGACACCACTCATCAAAGCTGTTGAAGTCAGGAAGGGGGACATAGTAAAATTTGGCATAGAAGTTTTCAATAGCTACGATGGTACATTACCGATAGGGTTTATGTTCGTGGCAATGAGACTGGTGTGTACTAATGGTATGACTATCCCTAAGAGCATAGCAAGGATATGCGTGAGACATATCGGCAACATAGACCTCATCAATGCGAAGAGGGAGTTTAATAACCGACTGCCGTTGTATATGAAGACTTCCGATAGGTGGCAAGAGTGGGCAGAGACAACTCCGTCAGACTCCAACGTAGATGACTTCTTCAACCAGACGATGGGTAAGAGAACCAAAGACATATTTGAAACAGAATACAAGGCGACCAGCGATAAAAGTCTTTGGGGATTATTCAATGTCTTGACGTACCATAACACGCACAATATCCGAATGAAAAAGAATAACACGGAGAACAAAAGGCTTAGTCAAGTCAATTTTGAACGGAGTGTCTTAGATAAATTTTACGACTTTGACTGGAAAAAAGATTAGAAGTTTTTTTAGAACTCGTAGTATAATAGAGAGGAGAAAGATAATGGCAAGACCGAGAAAGAAAGAGTATATTGATATAATCCTTGACGAGGGTAAGGATTATAAGGAATTAAAAAAGGGAAACTCCGTCAGGAAACGAAGAAACGGATTGCTCTTTTGTATCCGTTTAGGTAGCAAAGGCGAAACACCGAGAATGATAAAGCTACGCAAGAAAATGAAACGACTGAAGAGTCAATATAAGAGTGAGAAAAAGAGAATGTTGGCAGGAGTTTAAAATGGGATTTGGAGACTGGCTATTACAACCTGTGATTGATATTTATCAAGGCATAAAAAATGCCCCTCCTCTCCGACCTAAGTTGACCACGGCAAGAGGGAAAGTCAAGGTATTCCGACCTGAGACTTTTGACGAATACATAGGACAAGAGAAAGCGAAGGATATACTAAAATCCTATATCCGAGCAGTCAAAGAACGCAACAAGACTTTCCCTCATATTTTGATACACGGCAAAGCTGGATGTGGCAAGACCACTCTGGCGAAGATAATAGCTAACGAACTGGGTGAGGAATTTGTAGAAACGATATCGTCAGAGATTTCTTCCTCCTACGACCTTGAATGGAAGATAGATGAAGTGGGGGAAGACGGCATTATATTTTTAGACGAGATACATTCTCTCAGTAGAGATACCTGCGAGAGTATGTACAGTATGATGGAAGACTTTACTTTGGACGGAGAGTCAATAGAACCATTTACTTTGATAGGAGCAACTACAGAACTCGGTGAGATACTGAAAGACCGAAGACCATTCTACGATAGGTTCAAGATTATAATAGAGTTGGAAGACTACACAGAACTACAATTGTCTGCTATTGCTTACCAATTCAAACAAAACTCCTTTCCTGACGATGAAATAGCGAACTATATATATGACGAGATAGGTAAAAACTGTAGAGGAACGCCAAGAACAGCTATCAGATTACTTGAGGCTACAATATATTTGAACGGAGATATCAACAGAGTGTTAAAGAACTTCAGTATTCTCAAAGACGGATACACCGAGAAAGATTTGAAGATACTGAAATATATTGCGAAGAGTAAAGGTGGGGTAGGATTACAGGGGTTGTCTGCTTATTTGGGAACGTCAGCTGAGAACTATACCTACGAGATAGAACCATATTTACTGAAGCAAGGACTGATAATCCGTACACCACGAGGAAGAAAAATTGCAGAGGACGGACTTTCTAAAATTGAGGAACTGGACAATGAAAAACAAAACTGTTAAGCTTGTTCAGAAAGAACTTTCCTGCTCCGTCTGTGGAACTATAATGCCGATACAAAGACGGAGAGGACATAACCGAGAACAAGGACACACCAAGCATCTATGGTGTTATAAGTGTGAAGCACGAACTGCTCACAAGGAGATGTAATGACCAAGAACGATATGAAAGCAAATCAATTGATAGGAAACCTATTTACTTTATTGGCATTAGGTATGATGATAGGTGGACTGGTAGCAAAGTGGCAGTCTCCCAAAGTCTGTTTCTTTGCAGGCTTGTTAATCCTAATAGGTAGTGTAATAATAAGCGAGGTGTAAAATGATTTTCGGAACTACATTTTGTAAAGAATGTGGAGCAGAAATGCAAGAGGGCGAGATATGTGATAGAACGGAGTGGGTATTTATCACATATTACTGTCCTGACTGCGAGAGAACTGTCAAAGCACAAATAGAGAAACCAAAGAGAACTGTATGATTGACCAATTCAAAAACCATCTGATAGCTAACGACTACAGTGGTACATATTACTACAATATCAAACCTTTCTTTAAGTTTTGTACAGAACAAGGGATTGATTACTTCAAGATAACTTATAACGATATCAATAAGTATGTAATCTCCTGCAAAGATAAAGGACACGGCAAAGGCTTTATAAATAATCTGCTAAAAGCTATGCGATGTTTCTATAAGTTTTTAGTACTTACTCACCAAGCCGACCAAGGCATTCTGGATATAGCTAGAAGTTTTAAACTCCTGCAAGAAGACCACAAGATTCACGATTTCCTAACCAAAAAAGAACTGGATAAGCTAATCAGCGAAGGTATGACCTATGGAGTAAAGCGAATGTCTCCGATAAAGCTGAAGGCTTTGTTGTACTTTCTGTTCTATACAGGCTTACGCAAAGGAGAACTCTTGAACCTAAAACGTATAGATATAGATTTGAAGAAGCACCAAGCGATAGTGCGTACACCAACCAAGAACAAGAGGGAACGCATAGTCATATACACTCGGAAAGTTTCGGCTCTGATGAGAACTTATTTCAAGCTGGAAGCAGAGGAGAATAATGCGTTCAATATGACGACCAATAAAATTCAAGACCTGATTCAAGATTTGAGCCAATATATGCCTGCTGGAAAACGTCTCACAGTGCATACATTCCGTCATAGTTTTGCTAACCTATTGGCATCTAACGAGATAAGTATAAGAGTAGCTCAAAAACTATTGGGACACCAAAACCTCAATAGTACTATGATATATTACGACCCTGACATCACTATGGTACAAGACCTTTATAACAAACGACTGGAAACCAAGAAAGGAGGGCAGTAAATAAGACAAGGCTAACTATTAACGGATGGAAGGGGAGGTCATGCCGTGGCAAGACGAGGATATAAGAGTCTTAGCCAACTTTGTTGAAAGGTGGGCGAAAGAGAGGAACATAACGTTTATAAGGATAACAATCAATATCCGTGAAGACGTTAAGCATATTGACATTAACCAAGGCTATATAAGGAGAGAGATTTTTAAAGATTTAGATACCGATTAGACGCTGGGTGAATGACACAGGCGTTGTTTGGAAGTTAAAGGGTAGCAGAGACTACCTACTTTTGAGCAACGCTTTTTTTATTAGAGAGGGGTATCTAAATGGATTACCTACAAATTTATAAGAAAGTGGAACCAAAAGTACGAATATACTTCAGCCAGTTCGAAGATTACTATCGTGCTAATGCTCTTGATTATAAAGATTTAAGACAAGAAGTTATGTTAATGATTTGGAAACTGATAGAGGATAATCCTGATAAGAACGAATTAGATATGATAAAGTTTGCTACAAAAGCGACCAGAAACCTGTTGCTTAATCTTAAACGCAAGTCCGTGAAGCATTTGAACAAAATTCCTATTGATGAAGTGTATGAAGGTAATCAGAGTTTTACTATCTACAATAATCCTACTGTTGTATTAGATATGCTAAGGAATAGAATATCCGACAAAGAGTATGCTGTTTTGAGCGGGATACTTTTGGAAGGAAAAACTCAAAATGAGATAGCTAAAAGTATAGGGCTTTCAAAAGCCAGAGTCGGACAGATTTATGCACGACTGCTAAAAAAAGTAGAAAAATTTATAAAAAAGTCCTTTACTTTATAGGGTCAAAAAGGTAGATATATAATGGTGGTCATCCGTTGGTACAATATATGTTATAAAGAAATACACAACGAAGTTCATTATCATATTATTACATAACGTATTAACATTGATAATGGATAATATATAGATGTAATATGTTATAACGAATTAACGTTATAACGAAATATGGGAGGCAGGGAATGAGCAAAATGAAGGTAAGGAAGCAAAAACTGACCAATTTGTTCAATTTGATAGCAATGAAAGGAGCAATAGAAAATAAAGAAGCTCTTCTGTCAGTCAGTAAAACTGAAATAATTACCAGAGTAGTTTCAGAGAACAATATCGTAGCTTGTAGAGCAGTACTGAAGGGCGAATTTGACGATTGGGGGGAAGTAGGGATAGACGATTTGATATTACTGAAGAACTTTATCAACTCGTTGAACGTAGAGGAAGTCGATATGGAAAAGCTGGAGAACAAGATAAATATCAAATCTGATAAAATTAAATTCTCTTGCGTTCTCCGTAATCCCAAGTACATAGTCAACACGTTTCCAGAGGACAAATATACGACTTGGAAAGAAAAGAGTACTGGGAACGAATTTGTTGTATCCCAGAAAACCGTGAAGGAGATAATACAACATTTCAACACAATCTCACCAAATGAGCTGACACTCAACGGCTCAGAAAAAACAATCAAACTAAAATTAGAGAATAACCAGAACGAACTCGTAGTAGACATTAGCATAGACCAAGAAGTGAAACCATTCAAGGTAAAACTCGCTCCGTTGTTCATAGATTTCTTGTCTACTGTAGAGGGAGATTTGACCGTGTCTGTAAAAGATGAAGGGTCTCCAGTATATGCTAAGGTCAAACACGAAGACTGTGAGGTGGAGTATATAATAGCTCCACTCAATTAGGAGGAGCAATGACACCAATAACACCCTATGAAATAATAGCACTCGGTGGGTGTTTAATATTTGGATTTATCATCGGAGTACTAATAGGGAGGTGGAGTAAAGGGGATTGAAATGAACAAAAAGTGCAAACATTGCGAACACTTAGAATTTATGAAGGGAGATAAATATTCAATAGCTTATTATTGTCACAAATACAAAGAATTCTTACCTATATATGATAATGCTATATTAAGCAAGATAAAAGTTAGAAGGTTAAAGAAGTGTAAGGAGGATTAATATGACAGAGCTACAAGACCTGATATTCATAGAGAAATATCGTCCAGATAAATTTGAAGATTTGATTTTAGCGAATAAGTCGTTGATAGTAAAGTACTTAGATAAACCAAAGACTATGCCTTCCTTTATATTCTATTCAGCACGACCTGGCACTGGCAAGACTTCTACTGCTAAGATAATTATCAAAGCTCTGGGCTGTGACGCATTATTGATTAACTCTTCTGATGAAAGGGGGATAGATACGATACGAGACAAGATAAAGCTGTTCTCTCGGTCTTTGTCAACCGATACCAATATCAAACGTTGCATCTTCCTTGATGAGGCAGACGGACTGACTAAACAAGCTCAAGATAGTTTAAGGAACTTAATGGAAGCTTACTCCGATAACTGTTTCTTTATCTTCAGTTGTAACGATATCAATAAGATTATAGAACCATTACGGAGTAGGTGTAACGAAATAAACTTTGAGCATCCGAACAAAGCAGACATAGTCGCAAGGCTTTGTCAGATAATAGATAACGAGAAATTAGAGGTAGAGGATTTAGAAGTGGAGAAGTTAGTAGACACGTTCTACCCAGATATCCGAAGTATGATAGTTAGACTACAACAGTACTCCATAGACAAGACTCCTCTTAGCTTTGCGGAACAAGAGTTTGAAGAGTTTCTAACTTTAATGAAGAAGCACGATGTAAAAGCTGTCTATGAGAAGGTATATTCAGGAACATTTCCTGTTATGGAGTTCAACAAGTGGATGTTTGAGAGAGTCTTTGCTAACTACGACAAAATAGGACTGGAAGAGGCTTCCAGAATAGTATTGAGATTGGCTGATACCGAGAAGTACTGGAATATGGGAGCAAATTTAGAAATAATTTTCATAGCTAACACTTTGGAAATTATGAAGGGACTAAAATGAACAAAATAATTATAGTAGTGGCTCATTTTGTAGCTGTAGTTTTGGTAGGTTGGATTTGCGGTTTGTTAGGAAGCTGGGCAGGAGCAGACGGAACAGATAAAAACTGGAGACGAATTTTGATTCCTGCAATATTGGCAGTGTTAGCGATAGTCTACGCAGGGTGGTGGGCTGTGACTGTAGGGCTTATAGGTTTTGTATTTGCAATAGGTTATGGAATTCCTGACGAGAATGACCCAGAAGGAAGCACACTAGGGGGGTTTGTCTACCGACATATAGCAAATCAAGATATGTTTGCGTCTAATTTGATAACGAGAGGTATTATCGGTTTACTGGCAGGAGTAAGCTTACTTTCTATACCTCTTCTCACGGGAAGTTGGATATTCTACACAGCTGAATGTCTTTTGATAATCGCTACTTATGTCATGTTCGGTGCGATAGTACACAATGAAGGTACGTTTGAGTTCAAAGGCAAAGAGCTACTTTGGGAAGAATATATGATATACTTTTGGGTAGGGTTTATATCAGCAAGTCTTATCTTTTTCAGCTAATATATGGAGAATATATGAATTTTTTCGACATTATAAAGACGATATATCAAAAAGACAGGCGAATATATGACCATACTATGCAACTGAACATCACTTTAAATAAATGGCTGGGTTTCGACCCACATAATATCGCTATCATTAAAAACCTCATGCCGTATATGTTCTATATAGAAACTAAACACTATTACTATCTTCTTTATTTCGGCATACCCAAGAGGATGAAAGTACCTTTCTTCAAGAAGATACCGAAAGAGAAAGAGAAGGAGAGCAAGCTATTTGAGAAGTTGCGATACGTTTTAGGCTGGAGTAAGAGGGAATTAGAGTTTCAACGTCCAATATTGGATGCTCTAATTTCGTCCAATGAAAAATATTGGAAAAAAGAATTGGGGGTAAAATGAGTCTTGATAACTTTTTGACTGACGAGCAGAAACTCGGAGATAACTACGAGAAGTTTTTGAAACTGAAGGCACAGTTTGAGAAAGAGGGAATCCCAGAGAATATAGCTACTTATAAGGCTTCTGCAGTACTCACTCCTAACACCTTGGAGAAGATAAAGCTGGCAGTAAAGAACGAAGAAGGGCTTAGATATGGGGTTACTTTTTTCTTTGATGATGAGGAAGACCTGAAGTTATTAGGAAAGTATTTCTATTATAACCCTCATATTAAACAAGTTAAAGATGGCAAGTTATTAATAGAACTGCTCAAACTGATGGAGAAATAGATGAAAATAGAACACATTTGGGTAAGAGAGGATAACGAAATTATCTTCTTTTTCTGGTTGGAGTGTTGGGAAGACTTGGCGGTGTACGGGAATCCAAAAGAATATTTTAAAGGAAAAGGAAAATGAAAATATCTGACGTAATTAAAGGAGTGATAAAAGATTTCTCTGGGCAAGGTTCACCAGGAGTGATGCCTCTGAATTATAAGGAAGCTCTTGAAGAGATGACAAAAATAGTTGAACAATATAAAAAAGGAGCATATAAGAAAGGTTATCACGATGCTCTTAATGGTAGACCTTACAAAATATAGGAGGAGAGATGAATAATTTATGGGAAGGAATCGGAATAGCTCTCACAATATTAGCTCTGGCATTTTTTATGAGAAGTTGCGTAGCTGGAATCGAAGAAAGACCTTTGTTTGGGAAGGATGGAGCAATCATTAACGCAGGGGAGGTGGCTAAATGAGAGAAATAATATGCACCAATGCGATACGTTGGCTAGAGGAACAACCAGATAACAGTTTGCCTTCCGCAGTTACAGGCATACCTGATACGCACACGATACAAAAAGATATGACTACAGCAGAGTATATGCAATTTATCCGAATTGCTTCTAGTCTTATTATGAAAAAAGTAAGACCCGACCAATACTGTATCTTTATACTGACCGACAGAAAAGGAGACGGAATCTGGATAGATAAAGGACATCAGATTATTGATATGGCTTTAAGTCTTGATATGAAACAGTTATGGCATAAAATAATAGTCAACAAACAGTCCGTGAATTTTATTATGGCAAGCTATTCTCATTTCTTATGTTTTTCTAAGGCAGGAACTCCTGGCAAACCTACTCCTGACGTAATGGAGAGGGGAGATATCGTATATAGATATGCGACAGGACAAATTCCTACAAGAATAGCTATTGAATTTTTAGCGGGAAAAACTGATACAGTTCTAGACCCGTTTGTTGGACAAGGAACTGTAGTAGCTATGGCTAACGCTTACGGCATGAAAGGGATAGGTATAGATATAGACCCTGAACAATGCGAGAAAGCAAAATTACTGAAACTGGAGAAACCGATATGAAAAGTTACGGAAGTCCCAGAATAAGTAGCGAATTTAAGGATTGTAGTTTACCTCTAACCTTTGACCAGTACAGTAGATGCACGTTTGGTTGTCAATATTGTTTCGGTGTCCAGTTTAAGAAATGTAATCCTGCTGTAATTAAGTCCCCCGATTTGGGAGCAGTAAATGCTAAGTTTCTTAACGGAGTACTTAGAGGAGATAAACCAGACAACCCCTATTACAAGAACTTCTATAAGAATAGATTTGTTTTTCACTGGGGCGGACTAACCGAACCATTTTGTCATTTAGAAAAGAAGCTAGGTGTTGGATTAGAGGTAATGAAAACCTTGGCGGACTTGAAATATCCGACTCTCTTTTCTACCAAAGGAGTTTCTATGTTCCTTGATATGAAGGAATATAGAGACATGTTTGAGAAATGTAGGGAAAAGAAGACATTGGCTTTCCAGATATCTATCATAGTTTATGATGACCAGAAATCTCTGGAGATAGAACCGAATACTCCTAAAACTTCAGAACGATTAAAGGCGATGAAGACCTTATCAGATATGGGCTTTTACACTATCCTCAGATTGAGACCCTTTATTATAGGGCTTACAGACGTAGGCTTAGAACAGCTACTTATAGAATCAAAAAACGCTGGAGCGAAGGCTGTTTCTATGGAGTTTTTTGCTTTAGACGAGAGGGTAGTGCCTCAACTGACGAACCGCTTAAAAACGATAAGTGAGTTGACTAATTTGGACATACAACCTTTCTATAAGAAGCTTTCCCCTAATGAAAGAGGAACGTATATGCGGTTGAGCCGAGACGTTAAGGAACATTTTATGAAAAGACTATATGTTAAGTGTAGAGAGCTAGGTTTGGTCATCAGTATATCCGACCCAGATTTTAAGGAACTAAATGATACAGGCTGTTGTTGCGGTTTACCAGAAGAATATCCCGCTAACCCAGAATTCACAAATTGGAGCAAAGGACAGCTAACGCACCATTTGAAAGAACTGCGAAAGAGATATTGGAATTCTAATGGAGACGACAAACTCCTGTATTTTGAGGATGTTAGAGCTGACGTTGCTAATAAGTGGATGGACGAATACGAATATTCTAGCGACAGTATCAAGTTTTGGCAAGCCGATTATAGCCGACTGAATACTGGTCATATCAGAGAATTTATCACTTCTTGGAACAGTCTCCGCAGTCCCGATAACCCGTATAATTACTTCCATGGCAAACTCAAGCCTGTAGACGTGAAGAACAACAAAATAGTCTTTGAATATGTACCAAGCCCGTATGAATATCGCTGGAGAAAGGAAGGCATATTGTGAGAACAATACAAGGGTGTATAGAATATAACACTCCTAATGACATGTACTTAGGAGTTTTGCAGGACTTTCTGGATAATGCGAAGGCAATATCTCGTAAAGGCAGATTATATCTGAGCTTCAAGCCTTACGTGTTCAGAGTTAAGAACTGCAGTGATACTATGATTACCTTACCTGGCTCAAACTATCACGACCCGATTCCTTGGTTTTTCTGCGAGTTATTTGATTGGTTACATGGAGCAAGAGTAGCTGGCGGTAGGTCTGTAAGGTTTGATAAACACAGAAGAACAGTATATCCCAGAGCTAATGGGGAAGACGACTGGTCATATAAAACTGCTTTTGGAGCTACTGGTCAAGGTCAATTAGGTTGGGCTATGCGACATTTGAAACAGGACAGCACTTCTCGTAGGTGCGTAATATCTCCTTGGCAATGGGAACGAGATTTGGTACGATTTACAGCACGAATGGAAGAAGGACTCAATAGAGGCGAAGAATATCAGAGATTACCTTGTATTGTGGGAATCCAATATTCAGCAGACGATACTCTGGAAGAAGGTAAAAAAGGTTTGAATACTATGATGATGCAAAGGGCTTTAGACTTCACTGGAGCTGTCCATACTGACTTTTTCAGGGTAGCAGAATCAGCACATTGGCTCGCAACCCACAGTTACACTGGAGGTTACGCTGGACACTTCACTTGTTTGGCTAACACTTGCGTAATAGAAAGCTATGGGGCACAAAGATTTAACGAATTTAAAAAGCTTATGGAATGGTGGAACAGTGATGAGCTTTCTAGGTCTATACTAAAGTATTATATTAAGACTAACCAGAGCCTCGACTCCCCCCAAACTGAGGGAGCACCTTCTCGTAAGGCTTACGAATGGTACGATACCCAGTGGAAAAATACTGAGCTGTGCATAAATAATGCAATCAAAAACCAGTGGAGACTCTTCTCAGAGCGGTTAGCCCAAGTAGAGTATCGTTACAACAGAGATTTCGCAAATCTGATGGCGTTATTCGAGTTCTTGCTGCTGGAAGAATTAGCTCCAGAGATTATTAAATACCACTGGGATGCTGAGCAGTGTGCTGAAGCGAGGAATCTTGAGCAAACGTTGGGTGAATATCCTCCGTTCTATTTCCTCAAACAGATACAAAATTGGATGCAATATTATGCAGGAGCAGAACTTACGAGAATATTTGTCAAACGAAGAGATTGGCACAAGCTGGAAGAATTGTTCAATTTGACTGAAAATACCAAAAAACTGCAGAATTATATGCTTATGGACGCCAGCCGACTGCTTTCAAAGAAAGAAATGAGACAGATGAAGGGTATGAAACCTTTCCAAAGTTTTTATGTGATTTGGGAACAGATTTTCGATGCTGACAAAGTGACTAAAGGAGGATTAGTATGAAAATTGTAATCGTAATAGGTCAAAGTGCTTCTGGTAAGTCTACTTATGTTAAACAATATTACTTCAAGGAAGGTTCAAGATTGGAGTATGAACCTATTAAACACACGATATGTGGAGCTATTTGTCTTTTAGGAGATTATTTAGAAGACAGAAGGTGCGTAGGTACTGATACTCTATCTTACAGTATCATAGATACTCTCATACAATTCGTTAAAGACAGTAAAGACAGGTTTGAATTTATAGTAGCTGAAGGAGATAGAATTAACAACAAGAAATTCTTTGATGCGGTCAAAGAAATGGACGTACCTGTAGAGGTTTATGTTTTCAGTTGTTCCCTAAATGAGAGCATGCAGAGGTTGCGTGACCAAGAGTCTACGATAGGTGAAACTTTCGTGAAAACTACCAAGAGTAAGGCTTCTAATATGAAGCAATATGCTAAAAGATTGGGCTTTACCGTGCACGAAATCAACACAGGAAAAGAGGAATCCAGCCTCTTAAATTTTTAAAAAAAGTACTTTACTTTCAGACCCCAAAAGGGTAGATATATAACAGGGGAGTAGTAAATGGACAAGTTTAATGAGCTAGTTGAAGACCAATTTCAATATGGCGGTAAGAAATACGCTCATGATGAAGCAAGAGAATCTACTGATATTTTGTTTGAAAAATACGGCAAGAATTGGTTACTGGGAACAATAGATAAATACACTTTTCGGTTTGGTAATCTTCATAGAGAACGAGATGTTTTAAAGATAGCTTGTTACATGTATATCCTCTGGCTCAAAAGAGGATTCCACGTAATGCGAGGGGGCATCAACGACCCTCCAATAGATACGACAGTTGAGATGAAAGCGAAATATTTCCCAATCTTTTTGGAAAGATTTCAAGAGCACAAGGAAGCTATGACAGAGGTAGTTGAGGCAGTAATACCTTTAGCCGATGTATCAGATACCTTGGGAGCTATGAGCGAATGCAAATGGTCAGATATTCCAGAATACTATTTATTTGATATCTATTATTGGTCTTGGTTAGAATGGAATAATTTCTTTAAGGAGACCGAAATACACGATACGGATACTAACAATGAGCAACGAAAGTAACGAAGAAGACAAAGAGACGTTAGGATATTGTAGTTACTGCAAGACTCATGTTTACAGTGACGAGGAGTATGTAAAGAAGAACGGGGCTGTCCTTCACTTGGAGTGTTGGAAGCAGAGACATAACGTAGAAGAAGAATTAAATTTTGATGAATAAAATTGTATTTTTGGATTGGGGAGTTTTCGTTCATAGAGCTATATTCTCTTGGCGAAATAATCGAGCAGTTCCACCTACCTACACAGCTCAGTCCATGATAATTGCTTGTCTGAAGAGAATAGAGTTGACCCCCGAAGACTTGATAGTAATAGCTGTCGATAGTCCTAAAGGAAGTTGGCGAAGAGATGTTGATAGAAAATATAAAGCTGACCGCAAAGAAAAGAGAGAGTCGTTTGAAGATATCAACTGGTCACAACAGTTTTATTATTTTGATAGACTGTTAAACAACCTAGAGCAATCTACTCCTTTTCATGCAATAGAAATAGATAAACTTGAAGCAGATGATATAATAGGATATGGCGTGAGATATTACAAAGATAACGAATGTGTTATAATATCCAGTGATAGTGATTATGAACAGCTGGCTGTCTATGAGAACGTTAAACTGTTCTCTCCTTTGACTAAGAAATATAAAATCATTAAGAATCCTCAAAGGATACTAGCTTCTAAGATTAATCGTGAAGCTGGAGATAATTTAGTCACACCAATACTTAACAAACAAGACTACGAAAAGAGACGCAAAATAGTTTGCCTTACGGAACTACCTCCCGAAGTGGAGAGTAAGGTCAAAGAACGTCTATCTAATATTAATTGTAATAAAGAGTATAGCTTAGAGCGATTGCGTTCCAAGAATATCCGAGCAAGATTTATGGACATATACAATAATGATAAAGTAATAACGGAAGCAGATACTCTAAAAAGTATAAAGAAAAAGAAGGCTAAGAGCAAAGCTAAAAAACATGCTCAAACAAAATTATTATGAAAGGAGGAAAGTCAATGACTATTAATGAACTTCTAGTTATGATGAAAGCTGTAAGGGAAAGATTAAATGGTTTGAAGTCTCTCCGCACTCAAGTCTCTGTCGAGGAAAGAACAATCTTCGGCACGGCTGACAGGGAGAAGATTACAACTCCAAAGTACGACCCTAAAGTTGTCGATACAAAGATTACCCAGCTGGAAATCTGGTTATACAAGGCTGATGCTGCGGTTAAGCAATCAAATGCGAAGACCGAAGTTGAGGTTACTGGTAACTTAGATGAACTCTTAGCTCCTTTGTCATAGGTTTCTCTAGTCACCCAGAAGTGAAAGCAGTTGGCGTTCTTAGGTGATTTATATATAACGGATGCGGATACCCAATCTGCGTAGCGGGGAGGGGAAAAGGAGAGACAATAGACCGCTTAGATTTTCTAAGCTCAGACAATTACTTAATTGATAGCGGGTGTTGAAAGGCGAATTAAAACCTACAAAAAACAAGATTGTTGTGTATTGTATGTTGATGCCTGTAAATTCCCACATGGCAGTAAATGCCTTGTAGTTAATTGTTGCCTTGTCTATTTCTTTCTCTTCCGTATCCATCCAAAAAGTGAGGTAAGATATGAATGATATCTACTGTACCAATTGTAAATATTATCATCGTAAGTACTATCCCAAATGGGGAGGTAGTACACCAGAGTTGTGTTTCATAAAACCTGTAATATGGAGAACTCATAAAGCACCAGAAGAGTTTATCAGATGGGAGTCTCCTGCAGAGAGAAACAAAGATAATAACTGCGAGCTGTTTGAAGAGAAACCTGCCCCCACAAAACTATCTGATAATGTCTGGGTTTGGGTGATTGGTTGTTTTTTTCTGTGGGCATTGGCTTTTATATTGGGTAAACTTACTGGCAAATTGTTAATGTAGGAGGTAAAGTATGAAAGATTTCAGTAAGCAATTGGAAAAGGAACTGATAGAGTTACTTCAAAAAAGCAAGGTCGGAATAATAAAGGGCATAGGGAAAGCACAAGAAGTAGCTCCAGAGTTAATCGCAGATATCTTTAGGTGGGAAGTGATAAAGAGGTCTATGTGGGTATTTGGTCATATGCTTGGCTTAGGTACTGCGATATTAGTTTTTGCTAAAATTGGGATTTGGGTATCTGGGCTGGAAGAACAATACACCAGAGATACTATCGTTTGTATAGTTCGAGTCCTGTCTGGGGTAGGAATTGTAGCTTTCTTTTTCGGGCTAGTAGATGCAATTTGGTGGTTGTTAAAACCTTTACTTTGCCCGAAATTATTTTTGCTAGAATATATCTCTAACAAAAGTTGGAGAGATTAAGAAAGGAGGAGAAATGAAGAAAATTATTTTTGGTTGTTTGATAGTTGCTTTCATAGTAGTAGGATGTGCAAGAAGCGAGAAAGTAGATACTGAAGCAAACGCAAGAGAAGCTTTGAAAGCAGCAGAAATTGAATACGGAGTAGAAACACCAGATTAGGTTGTAGTAAACGAAACAAAACTAAGAGGAGAAGAGAGAAATGGAATTAAAAGTAAAAATGAAGCTCAACTCCATGACGGAGATTGAAGCTGTGTTTGACGGTGCTGATTTGCAGGACGTAGTGAGGAACGCAGGAGTGTTCCTTAGTTTTGATGGGAAGTGCGGGATGTGCGACAAGGCTGATGTAACACTACAAACTAGGATTACCAAAGAAAAGGGTTACAAGTATACCGAGTTTGTTTGTAGGGACTGCGGAGCAACGAGGCAGTTCGGTAAGTATCAAGATGGTTCAGGTTTCTTCTTGAAAGACTGGGAAGAAAAATGGGAAGGAGACAAGGATAAAAAGGAATAGAGGTACGATATGAAATTACTCAAGAAGAATCCAAATGGTAAGATGCTCAATATCGGTGAAGATGAGAAGACCTCTAGCTGGTACAAAATAACTGATGATAAGTTGCAAGCTATTGCTGATAAGCTGAATAAAGGAGATGATATTTCCTTTAAGTTTGAGACTAGAGGGGGGAGAAGGATAATCACGTTCTTGGCTGGGGGAGAAGTAGAAGTACCTAAAGACCCACCACCCAAAACAGAACCTGCTACACCTGAACCTGAAAAGACAGATGTTCCTCCTGTTAAAACTGAACAACACGATAAGTTGGTAGTACATAAAAAAGCTTGTGACGATACGGAAGTAGAACACACTTGTATGCAGGCTACGGGTAGAATAATGATATCTATGCAAGGCAGAGTAGATGAGAAGAATGTTTACGAGTTGTCACAAAAAATATACGAGCATTTAATTACCTTAATGAAATGAGACAGATTTACGAGAAATCTTTAGACTATTTGTCGGGACGGATAAAGGACTTTAAGACCTCTAAGCGAGGTAAACTTATGTTCTTTATCTGTCCTTTTTGTTTAAAGTACAACTGTAACTTTATCCCTTATTCTTTCGAAGCTTACTGTGAAGATTGTAGAAAGTCTGTAGGAACAGTAGTGGAGTGGGTAAAACATCTTGAAGAGGATAAGAAAGAGTGGTCGGATAATCAAGTTCTTCAGTATCTTGCAGATATGTTTAAGATTCAGTATCAAAACGAGAATGAACGGGCTGATATTTTAGCTTACTACAAACAACAAGGCTTCGATTTAGTCCCTATTCAACGAGATGGGAAGATACCTATGGAGAAGGAGTGGACTGTTAAGAGTCATAAAGACGTTAGCGAATGGCAAGACTGGTTAGATACTGGTATGAACGTAGGGGTTAAAACTGGAAGATGTAGTAATATCACTATAATAGATTTGGATACTAAAGACGTGCCTGAAGTTCTAAAAGACTATAAAGGTACTCTACAAGAAAGTACTAAAGGATATCATTATTTCTTCCAGTACGAGAAGGAGTTGCCTAAAACGAGGATTGACGAACTCAAGATAGATATTGAGAACGATGGCGGTCAGGTTGTAGTTAGTCCTTCTGCTGTAGGAGGAGTACCTCGAAAGTATCTTCAGAGGAACGGAATCCCCAAGATGAGCGATGTAATCAAGCTTTATCTGATGAGCAAGGTGAGAACGTTTAATATTGAGAGGGAATCTCTGCCAGAAGATACTAAAGCTGTAGACCTGAATTTAGACTTTGTAGGTGAAGGGAATAGAACAAACTTCTTGATGAAATTTGGTGGCGTAATGCGACGGGAACTTAATTTGGAGCAAACGAGATACGTTGTAGATATCGTCAACAACAATTTCCTCAAGCCATCTTTACCGAAGAACGAAGTCTATAATGTTATCAAAAGTTTAGATAAATACATAAAGTTCGACCAGAAAGACCTTGCTGCAAAAATCCTGAAATATCTGCGTATGGTAGAAGAAGCTACGGAACGAGATATCAAAGAGATTACGGGAGAGAAGTTGGAGATGGTGAAAAGGTCTTTAACGTATTTAGTTAGAGAAGGGTATCTGATAAAACACTGGAAGACCTATCATATCATAAAGAAAGCTGATTGGAAAGACACCTTTATGAATATGGCTAAACCGATAGACTTTAAACTCCCTTATTTTGACCACGTGGCTCATTTAAACTGGGGAGATATGGTTTTGTTAGGAAGTAGGTCTAAATGGGGCAAAACTACTATCAGTATGAACTTTGTATACTCTTTTGTTAAACAAGGTATCAAACCTTACTATATCTGTTTAGAAACGGGCAGTAGATTTACTAAAACAGCCCAAAAGTTAGGAATATTGGAAGGAGAGTTCTTCTGGGATTTTCAAGCCGACCCTACGAAGATAGAGCTGGAGAAGAATGCAGTGACTATATTAGATTGGTTATTAATAGCAGATAAGGCTCAGACCGACGTAGTACTGAAACATTTCGTTGAACAATTGTATAAGACCAACGGATTTTTGATAATATTTATGCAATTGAAGAAGAGTGGAGACTGGTTTGCTCCTAATATGGTAGACCAGTTTCCTGCTTTAGGTGCTAGATATATCTACGAAGATGAGAGCGACGGAACGAAGGGCAACTGGATAGTAGACCCTATCCGAGAGCCTAAACAGAAGTACAAAAGAGTTAGCGTACCTTGTGTGTATAACTTTGACAGCCGAAGACTAGAAATGGTAACTGGAGAAGAAGGTTTATAAAAGTCTTTAAAAAGTATTTAAACCCAACACCCCCTCGGCAGGGGGTACACGTGTTTTGAAATAAACGCAGAAAATGGGGTTCAAAATGAAAGTATATTTAGCTGGTTATATTCAAGGAACTAAGCTAGACGAATGTTTGGCTTGGAGAAGGAAGATTAGAGAACACTTTGACCACAACACCAAATGGCAGGGAGAGATATCGTTCTTAGACCCTCTTAATGGCAAGAACTTTGGTAGTATTACTCCTGATGGATTGAAATCTGACATCCCTGGAAAAGCTCTGGTGCATAGAGACCACAAGCACGTTATGGAGAGCGACCTACTGATAGCTAATATGAGCACCTTTGGAGAGACAAGTCGTCCTATCACTGGAACTATCTACGAATTAGCTTGGGCTTGGCAAGCAGAGAAACCTACTATCGTTATAACGGAAGAAGATAACTACAAATGTCATCCGTTCATTATAGATACAGCATCTATAATAGTATCTTCAGTAGAGGAGTTGTTAGAGAAGAAATATATTAACTATTTCTACAAAGGAGGAGTCAGTGCCGTATATTAAAGATGAGAATGGTAAGAGGGAAGACCCTTCTCTTGAGACTCCAGGCGAATTAAATTACATCATCTGTAAGATATGTCTTGAGTATGAGGAACATCACATGAAAGAGGGGAAAGAGTCGTACAAGCTTCATAATGAGATAATGGGTGTACTGGAGTGTGCGAAGCTGGAATGGTATCGCAGAAAAGTAGCTCCATATGAAGACAAAAAAATTGAGGAGAACGGTGATATATTTTAATGGAAGCAGTATTTCTGCTTGGTTTTATGGCAGGTCTATTTATAGGAATAATACTATCCGCTATGGTGTATAGGAAAAAGAGATGACCTTCATATTAGCTATCATAGGTTGGTTTATAGAGCCAGAGTTGTGGTGGCTGTGGTTATTATTTATATTTTTGGGGGATTAAAATGATACGATATCCAGAAAGATTTTTAGAACTACCTGAAAAGGATAAATTCCAAAGAATCTATGCCTTTGATATGATTCTTCGTCATTTACATAAGAACAAGAACGACCCAAGAAAGAGAGAACGAGAAAGAACTAAAGTAGCATTGAAAAGAATCAATAAATGGATTGCGTTAGCAAGGAAAGAATATGCAAAACTTAGTGAAGAAGGCTTTACAGAAGGAAATTAAGGAGAGATATGACCAAGATGTTACTGTTAAAGATACTGATAATCTTGAGCTTGACTTGGGGCTTGATTCTCTTGATAGGGTAGAGATATGGTTAGGGTTAGAGGAAAGATTCAAGATAAACATTCCCGAAGACGAAGCTAAGAAGATGCTTACTGTTAAGGACTGTATTAGATTGGTTGAAAAATATAAGAAATGAAGGAGATAATAAAGTTATTCTGCTTAATCTTGGTTACAGTTTTTCTGTTTGTTCAATTGGGGAGAGGAGAAACTATGAAAGTACAGTACTACGAATGTGATATGTGTGGTAACAAAAGTGCAAGCGTTAGAGTATTGATGGCTACAAAGCTGGAGACGCACGGGATGGGGCAGAATCTCGATACCTCAGATTTCCACACAGAGGTATGTGGTCGGTGTTTTACAGCGGTCAAGATTGTGGTAGAGGCTATGTGCAGAAAACAAGAGAATGCAAATGAGAATAAGTAAAGACCTAAATACAAACATGACAATAGCTGTTTGGGAGACCAAGAAAGCTAAACATATCATAGTAGAGATATCCCCTACCCACGTAGTCAAGGTAAGGATAGACAAAAGGAAAGACGATGGAAAAAGTAAGACAAAGGGGTAAAAGGTTACACGGTGGTTGTAGTGATAGGAAGAAGGCTAACTATGCTGCTCATCCAGCGATACAAGAGAAGCATAAGAAGGATAAGATGAAGCGTATATGTCGAAGACTGGAAAAAGCCAGCAAGAAAAAAGGTCGTAATTATAAGTATAAAATAGCGACTGTGCGACCTAAAGGGATTGAAATATTTAACATCGTGAGGGCATCTTGAAAACTTGGTTCACTGGCGATAGACACTTTGGTCATGCTAATATCATATCTTATTGCGAAAGACCTTTCAAGGATGTTAATGATATGAACAAAACTATGATTAGAAAACATAATGAAAGAGTCAAAGCTGAAGATACTGTTTTTGATTTGGGAGACTTCTGTTTCCGTAATAGTAGAGGGGGCAAAGTAGGGGAGGGAACTACCCACAAAGCTGACTATTATGAGAAACAACTTAATGGATATCGGGTCAAGATAAAAGGAAATCACGATAAGAATAATACTGTTAAGACTCATATAGAGAAAGTGATAATCAAATACGGGGGGAAACAAATCGTTTTAGTTCATAATCCAATACATGCGGATAGTAATTATGAGCTGAATTTCGTAGGACATGTTCATGAGAAGTGGAAGTTCAGAACGTTAGGACAATCTTCTTATATGATTAATGTGGGAGTAGATGTATGGGACTTCAGACCAGTGAGTTTTGAGGAGATTATGAAGGAGTTCACTCGGTGGAAGAAAGGAATCAACGAAGCACAGGAGCGAAACAGTGGACCCTAAAGACAAATTAAAAGGTGAAACTAAGATGAAAACTTCTGCCAAAGAGAGGCGGAAGAAATTGGACAGAGCTTTTGATAAGAATATGTACAGAAAATCAGGGAAAAAACGGTGGAAGTTTTATCAATCAGGTGTAGGGGAACGGAAACCCCTTATATGCGAAGGTTGCAAGGAACGGATATATAAAGCCAGAGTTATAGATAGCAAAGATTGGTGCGACAAATGTCTGGCTGAAGGGAAACATGAAAATCCACAAGAGCATAATCAAGAAAGCGTTCAATAAGAAAATAGTACCTTTGACACGCTGTATAGGTCTTGATATTGCTAGCAGAACAGGGTGGTGCAGAATAACGACGGGATTTAATTCAGCTTCGCATCTCAAAATAGATTATGGATTTATAGATGTTCAAACAACTGATAAATATTTTAAATACAACCGCTATATCGAAGCATTTACTAATTTGATATTTGTAGGAGACAAAGTAATCATAGAGGAATCTTTCTACGGCAGAAATGTTAAGGGATTTCAGATGTTGTCAAGGTTGGGAGGGTTTGCTTATAGTTTGTCTCATTTGAAAGGAATCAAAGAGAAGTCCTTTATCTTGGCAACCACAGCCAGAAAGAACTTAGGTTTCAAAGGTAACGTTAAGAAACAAGAAGTACATAAACAATTCAAGGATAGAACTGGAATAGATTTAAAAGATGAAGACGTTATAGATGCCTTCATTCTAGCTCTAAACGGAATATTGGAGACTAATACCTTACAATGAAGAAATTAGAACAACTACAAAAAGAACTAGCGAAGGAAGGTTATATAGTTAAGAAAGCTTCAGAGTTGCAGAGCGGTGAGAAAATTAGAACTGGGATATTCTCTTTGGACTACGTGCTAGGAGGCGGTATCAGCACCGACGAGGGAGGTCATAGGATAGAGTTCTTTGGAGCAGAATCCTCTGGGAAAACTACATTTGCTCTTTATGTCATAAAGAAATATCAACAGTTAGGTAAAGCTTGTGCGTTTATGGATGCAGAGATGGCTTACGATAAAGATTGGGGAGAACAAATAGGAGTAGATAATCAAAACCTTTTGATAATTCAGCCTGACTCTCTGGAAGAAGCGGGAGATTTATTTGTAAAGATTATACCTCAAGTAGATTTGTTAGTAATAGACAGTATAGTCGGCTTGATACCTGCTGGGGAAGCAGAAAGAGAAACAGAGAAAGTTCAAGTAGCATTAGGGGCAAGAATAAACTCCCTTATTACTAGAAAAATCTATCACGCTGTCGCCAGTAAACCTATTACTCTTATATTTATCAATCAACTTAGAGAGAAGGTAGGGGTTATGTATGGAAACCCTTATACTACTGCTGGAGGTCACGCTTTGAAGCATATGTACAATACCCGTATAGAGTTCAGGGCTGGGAAACCTATCAAAGAGAAAGAGGAGAAGATAGGGATAGAGATTAATATGAATTGCGTTAAGAATAAGAAAGGGAAACCTTTCCATAAAGCTCAAGTGGACTTCTATTTAAACAGCCACTTAGACAATAAGAAATCTCTTTTCTATGCTGGTATTAGATTTGGAGTTATAGAACGTAGCGGAAATACTTACAGTTTCAAAGATGCCAAGGTCGTAGGACAAGAGGCTTTTATGGAAGAAATTAAAGCTGAAACCTGGGATAAAATAGAAGGTGAAATATGGGAGCGAATGAAGTAGGGATGAAAGTATTGACATACGACCCAAGGAAGAATAAACTTGTATTCGCAGGCTATACTAAGGGAGATACCTTTGTTAAGGAAGTTACTGCGAAACATTTTATGAAAGTAGAACAAGGTTATGGTATTCAAGAGGATGTAATTCAAAAGCTGATGAAAATAGAGTGCAAAACTATAAGGATAGAAACTCCCGCAGGAGCATATGAGACAGCCTTCTCAGATTGGCTAGGAATATCTCCCAAAGATTACGGAAACGGGATGCAAAGATTCAAAGCTCTGAAGACGATGTGGAAGGTCGGGAAATCTAAACAGAATAAATTATTGTGAGGGAGAAATGGACTTTAAGGAAATAGAAAAAATGTTTGAAAACGAAGAACAACTAGGCAAATTGTTGCAGAGTTATTCAGAGGTATTCGACAAAATAGATTACTATCAAGACTTGTTTCAAAACGGAGCGATAGATACGCCAGGCGAAACTGATAAGATTATGAAAGAACTGACGGGCATTTTCATGAGTATCTCTATCATAGCTACTATTGCTGATAGCGAGAAGACTAATAGAGAGAGTAGAAAATACAACACGTTAAGAATGGAAGCTTCAAATCGGGGAGAAAAACCTGTTGTTGCTCAATTAGATAGAGAAGCTAGTGCGTTTGTAGCTCCTTATCGTAAGATTAGAAATATATTTCAAGCGTACAGAGACGTATGCGACAGAGCTATCTCGGTGTGTCAGAGTAGTTTACGCTTCATGGACAAAGAAAAAAGAAGTTCAGGGAACGCATGAGATTACAGAATATCCATAATCAGAAAAGAAAAGTTTATTTGTTTGAGAGACGTGAGGACGGAGAGTTGGATATCACGGAAGATACTTCTTTCTACCCTTATTTTTACGCTAGAAGCTCTGAAGGAGAGTTTGATACCTATGACGGATATAAAGCTAAGAAAATGTTGTGTGCCGAACCTAGAGAAGTGGCTCAAAAACGAGGGTCGGATAGTTACGAGGCTGACGTGCTGTATACCAAGAGATTCATCATAGATAACGTGGAAGATATCCAAAGGAGCGATACTAAATATATCTTCTTTGATATAGAGATTCAAGCAACCGATATGCCTAACCCTGAAGAAGCTAAAGACCCTGTGTCTTGTATCACTACATATAACTCTTACACCAAGGAATATAAGACCTGGTTTCTACCCGAATGGGAGTCTGAATACAAAATGGTAGAAAGTTTCATTAGCTATATAGGTATAGAACAGCCTGACCTATTACTGGCGTGGAATGTCGCTTTTGATTACACTTATTTGTATACCAGAAACCCAGACTTCGCCAAGAAGATTAGCCCAGTACATCAGACTCGCTTTGGAGTGGTGGATAAAGTTTACTATCCTGCGGGCATAAGTATACTGGATTATCTAGCGTTGTTCAAGAAGATATACATGAGAGAACAATCCTACACCTTAGATAAAGTAGCTCAAAAACATTTGGACGAAGAAGCTTGGAAAGAAACAAAGTTTGGAGAACTGACCGAGACAGTTAAGAGGAAGAATATAAATGACGTTAAGCGAATGGTAAAACTGGAGACCAAATATAGAATGCTGGAGTATTATGATGAGATTAGGAGATTCTCTAGATGTCTTTGGGAAGACCTAACAGCTAACTCTAAGATATTAGATATGATAGTGTTAAGAGAAGCAAGGAATAGAAAATTAGTTTTGCCTAACAAAAGTAAGGAGCGTACAGATAAAGATTTACAAGGAGCGTACAGAAGAGCTGATACAGGAGTCTATTATGATGTGTACAAAGCTGACGTGGCAAGTATGTATCCTAACCAGTTAATAAACTTTTGCCTAGACGCTACGAATATAAAGAAAGGGGCTGAAGTTAATACTATCAATATAAACAACGTGTGGGTAAAACAGAATCCAGATGCCCTATTACCTCATCTTTCTAAGAGCTTAATCAATCAAAAGAATGAGATTAAGAACCAAATGAGTACTGCTAGCAAAGAAGATTATGATAGAATCAAAAGCCGATACGACGCTATAAAAGGCTTGGTCAACTCTCTATATGGAGTTATGGCTTTCCCTACATTCCGTTTGTATAACTTTGAGATAGCCTCTACTATAACTTATCTATCCAGAACTCTGTTGATGTATGTAGAAGAAGCTTTGAAGAATATGAATTTTCTGGTACACTATACGGATACTGATGCCTTAATGTACGAGGCTGAAGAGGACGAAACCGAGCTATTGAATAAACTCGTAACCGACTGGGCGATAGAGAGTTACGGAAAAGAAGAGATAGATATTACCTTTGAGAGCGAAGGCATGTTTACTAAGATATTGATACTGGGGAAGTGTCACTATTATGGTATCTTGAAGACCACCAAAGGTGAGAAGAAAGAGATTAAAGGTATGGAGATAAAGAGAAGTTCTAGCAGTAAGTATGAAGCTTACTTCCAAGAAGAACTTATTAAAAGAATTTTAAATAAAGACGATAAAGAGGTAATCATAAAGTGGGTGAAGAGCGAGACAGACCGACTGAAAACATTGCCTCTGTTTGATATCTCGTTTCCTTGTAAGATTTCTAATCGGGTATACAAGAACGAGCCTATCTTTGTACGAGCTTACAACAACACCAGGCAGTTTGTAAAAGAATTTAAACTTAGCAAGGGAGAGTTGTTTCGTTACATTTACGTTAATAGAATGGGGAGAGATAAGAACGGCAAACCCATTAACGTTCTAGCTATAAGTGAGAAACACTCTGTCAATATAAATAGAGATGATGTTGATTGGGATGAAATGATACGAAGAAATATCGTATCAAAGTCCAATACTATCTTTGACGTACTCAATTGGGGAAGTATAGAGCTTATGTTAAGTAACCAAACTACTTTATTTTAGAAAGGGGGGAGAATGTATTACGTTACTATCGTGCATAAAGAAACACAGTCCGTGGATATAGTTGAAGTAGAAAAGAAGCAAGATATTTCTAATTTATTGATGCACGTAGATGACCAGTATGAGGTATTGAAGGTTGAAAAGGTTACGATGACGATAGAAAAAGATTATAAGCAGTACTGTAAAAAGAATATAAATTTGGAAACAGGTTTAAAGGAGGAATAAATGATTAGCACAGTAGATTTATATAAAGAGATTAAGATTATGGAAGATGCGGTTAAGAAGGAAAAGGATGATTTCAAGAAGGCATCACTGAAAGCTCAAATCCTTAATTTGAAGCTTCTCCACAACATTAGGACAAACACAGTTAAAGTTATGGAACACTTCCAGATAGAAAAGGTTAAACCGAAGAAGACGGAAGATGTTGCCAATGAAGCCCCAGCGACAGCAAAGGAATAACCAGAGAAAAGGAAAGAAGTTTGAAGATAAAGTTCAGAAGACAATAGGTTCAGGTAAGGTATGGTTTTCACCCCTTGATTTACGCTATGATAAGTACTGCATAGAAGCTAAGTTCACAGATAAGAAAGGATATCGTATAAGTAGAGAATTGTTGGATAAGATATGGGATAGTGCGTTAAGTATGAACAAAGAACCATTTTTGATAATAGGGATAAAGCGGAATGACAATCAAAATTTTGTCTTGCATTGTCATATAAATATAGAAAGAAGAGAGTGACACAATGGCTTTGAGCAAAAATGCGAAAGAACTCTTGAAGATAAGATACTGCCAAAATGAAGAGACACCAAAAGATGTCTACAACAGAGTTGCTTCTGCTTTATCTCTTGGAGATACTAAGTTCGAAAAGAAACTGAAACGAGCTATGATAGACGGATTGTTTTTACCTAATTCTCCTTGTTTAAGAAACGCAGGCAACAAGAAGGGTATGCTTCATGCATGTTTCGTCCTACCAATCGGTGACGACATGGAAAGTATTACAGAAGCTATAAAAAATATGATGATGATATTTAAGAATGGCGGTGGAGTAGGAATCAATTTCAGTAAGCTAAGACCGAAAGATTCAGCTTTATCAGGAGGAGGAACATCCAGCGGAGTCGTATCCTTTATGGGTCTATTCGATACAGCTACTGAAGTTGTTAAGCAAGGAGGATTCCGACGGGGAGCTTTGATGGGAGTTTTGAACTTCGAACACGCAGAAATAATGGAATTCATTAGGAGTAAACTGTCAAACAAATTAACCAATTTTAACATTTCAGTTCTTGTTAGCGATAAGTTTATGAAACAAGTAGAAGAAGGGACTACAATAGAACTAAAGAACCCTACAAACGAGGAAGTGTGGAACACTATAAACGCCAAGACTATTTTTGATGTGATATGTTTCAGTGCTTGGAATAGTGGAGACCCTGGTTTCTTATTCTACAACAGACTAAACAAAGACAACACGTTATTTCCGAAAGTCAAAATTAAGACTACCAATCCTTGCGGAGAAGTACCTTTACCAGACTACGGGGCTTGTTGTTTGGGGTCTATTAATATCTCTAAGTTAATTAGATACAATAAGTTCGATACTGAGGGGTTTGCGAAGGCTTTAGAGTTGGCGGTCAGAGCATTAAGGAATAACAACGCAGTATCGTGGTATCCTTTACCTGAAATCACTAAGGTGATGAAAGAGTTAGACCCTATCGGTGTAGGAATAATGGGATTTGCAGATGCTTTGATTAAGTTGGGAATCCTTTATGACTCAAAAGAATGTTTAGATTTCATAGACGAGATAGGTAAAACGTACAAAGAAGTAACCGATAAACTAGCGGAAAAATGTTTTTGGAAAAGAATCATAGCACCTACTGGCAGTCTAAGTATATTAGCTGATTGCAGTAGCGGGATAGAACCTGTCTTCGAGACAGCTTTTGAACGACACTTAACAGTAGGAGTAATGCAAGAAACTAGGGAGATATATAAATCGAAATATGTCAGAACGGCTCATCAAATATCTCCAGAGTGGCATTTAAAAATACAAGCACAATGGCAAAAATGGTTGGATGGAAGTATCTCTAAGACAATCAATTTGCCTAACAGTTCTTCGGTAGATGATATCAAAAAGATATATATAGACGCTTGGAAGATGGGTTGCAAAGGTATTACAGTATTCAGAGATGGTTGTAAAACAGGAGTCTTTAGAAAAACATCAAGTAAATGCGATGGGAACTCTTGTCATTTATAGAGAGGAGTTTTTATGAAACTATATGTAGTGATTAGCGATGTCCATGACAGACATCCAGCTAATGCTTCTCCTTTTGGGAGGTTATGTAGAAAGGTGTACCATCCAGCTTACAGATGTGTAGAAGAAGTAATAAAAGCTTATCAACCTCAAGGTATAATCAACATAGGCGATATGACTGATATGGATAGTTTGTGTAGGTTTAATCTAGACAAACGAAAGAAAATGGAGAACAAAAGATACTGGAAAGATATAGACAGTTTGAATCATCTGTTAGATAGACAATGTAAGTTATCTCCCAAAGCAGAGAAGATTTATATTATGGGTAATCACGAAGATTGGGTTAATCAGTATCTAGAGTATCACCCCGAAATGTCTGCAGACAGCGAGTCAGGACACGGAGGGATAGATTTTGTTAGAGATACACAGTTAATGGAGAGAGGGTATGAGGTGATACCTCTCAATGGAACGAAAAGACTAGGTAAAGCTTTGTTTATGCACGGGTTATATACTAATTTACATCACGCTTATAAAACTAGTCAAGTTTATCCTAAAACTATATTCTATGGTCATTCTCACGACGTACAAACACACTCGTTTACTTCACCAATAGACCAAAAAGATGTGAGAGTAGCTGAATGTATGGGTTGTCTTTGTGACCTAAACCCTAGTTGGATGAGAAATAAACCGAACAAATGGGTGCATGCTTTCGGTATGTTTTGGTTAAAAGATAACGGAGAATTTCAGATGGACAGAAAAATAGTAATTAAAGGCGAGGCTATTGTTAATGGTAAAATTTTCAGAGGATAAACGAGGAGTATTAAACATGGACACAATTCAAAGGCTCTGTCATCAGATTGCTAAAGAGAAAGGATTTTGGGATAAGGATAGAAATGATGGCGAGTTGATAGCACTAATGCATTCTGAATTGTCTGAAGCGTTAGAATGGTTACGAGATGCTAGGATATCAGACAAAGAAAGAAAAGCGAGAGTGGTTGAGGAGTTCGCAGATTGTGTGATAAGGATTTGCGACTATTGCGAAAGACACGAACTGAATCTCACACATGCTATATGGGAAAAGATTGATATAAACAAAAAACGTCCGTACAAACACGGAAAGAGGTTCTAATGAAGTACACTAACAAATATGGTTTACCTCAAAGTTTAGTCGATGTGATAATCGGAGGGAACTACGATTTATCCAAGACTGACCTTGATAGGATAGGTATAACTACTTTGATAGACCCACCCCGACCATACCTTCTTAAAGTTAGACATTGGAACGAGTTAGAAGAAGACGTATCGAATCATATCTGGAGAATAGGAGGTAGTGCATACCACTATATCCTAGCTAAGACCAGTCAAGAGGACAGATTGATAGAAACGAAATTGGAAGAAGTGGTTGACGGGATTACAATCGTAGGTAAGCTAGATTTGTATGATAAGATTCTTAAATCTATTGAAGATTATAAACTTACTTCTATTTGGGCGGTGAAGTTTGGGAATCCAGAAGACTATGAACCTCAATTAAACAGCTACTCTTGGTTATTAAGAAAGAAAGGATATCCTACGGAGAAAGCTTTCATTAATGCTTTGTTAAAAGACTGGAGACGGGGAGAGTCTTTGAAGTATGATGACTATCCTCCGATACCTTTCAAAAGAATAGAAGTGAAGTTGTGGATGATAGAAGAACAAGAACAATACGTTAAAGACAGAGTAGTTGGGTACAAAAAAGCGAGAGAACTAACCGATGAAGAGCTACCTCTCTGCACTCCTGAAGAACGTTGGGCTAAACCCGACACGTTTGCTATCATGAAGAATCAAAACAAATCAGCTACGAGAGTGTTGGAGACTTCTAAAGAAGCAGATAGTTATCTCAAATATATCACTAGTAAAGATAAAAGAAATAGCTACCGCATAGAAAAAAGAGAAGGCGGAGATGATAAATGTAAAGGTTATTGTTTAGCGTGTACAGTTTGTGGCTATTGGAAAGCAAACTATGAACGGAAGAAAAGCTAAACATATCAGAAAGAAAGTCTATGGCAAGGAAGATTTTAGAGAAAGGAAAGAGAAACAGATAAAGGTGAAGAGCTGGTTGATGCCCGATAAAAGTATCTTTGATGTATATACTACAGTTTCAGATTTCAGAAGAACAACTTACCAGAGACTGAAACGGATGGCATTACATGTGCCAATCAAAGAAATCTAGAAAGATATCCTACCACTGTAAAAAGTGTGGGATAGGGTTTATTAACTATGACAAAACAAGGGCTTGCCCTCATTGTCACGAACTTAGTTACGACCAATTGGTAATAGAATATGACGAAGAAACAGAGAGTTATAGTAGTTGGTGGAGGAGACTCGATAAGAAAGGGAATCCAAAAAGGCTTATGGGAAAAGATAAAAGGTGAAGAGATATGGTCATGTAACTATGCGTTCATGTCCATGCCATATTTACCTCAAAAGGAGATATGGGTTGATGTAAAGTTCTGGAAAGACAACTGTGATAAGCTACAAGAGTTGTTTAAACAAGGAGTAGAGATGGTATCCAGAGTTCACAATACTTGGAAAACTGTAGAAGGGATAGACACCTATCTTTCTACTAGAGAAGCTTCACATGCCAATGAGAACACTATCTTTTATGGACGAATGGGACTATCAGGAGCTTTTGCTCTAGGTAAAGCAGTCAAAGACAAGTGGGCTGAGATTTATATATTAGGTTTTGATTTCGGTTCAGCCTCTCTTGAAGAAAAACAGACACATTATTACCAAGGTATACTGAACGTTCAATCTACAGGTATGGGTAGACCAGAAGTATATCGTATGCCAGACAATAGATTGAAACGAGAGGTAGAGGACTTCAAAGAGTATTTAGTTGAAGGAGTCAAAATAATTAATGTTTCTCCTCAATCCAACATACCTTATTTTGAAAAAATAGACTATGACGAATTTTTCAGGAGGCTACTATGCCAGAATGGATGAAGACCTCTGGATTAATAGTTATCTTAATGATATGTTGGGATATAGCTCGTTTGTTTTTACAAGCTTATGTTACTAAAAGATTTATGAAAGAAGAGTTTGACGAAATAGACCAAGCCTTAGATGATGTAGAAAAAGCAGTAGAAGAAGAGTGAGCTTCAAGATATATGTTATATGCCCCAAATGTATACATTCGATATGGGGGGAATCAGTGAGTGATTGCAAAAGTAAATTGAAAATACATCTAGAGAGTTGCGAAGAACGTATAAAGAAATGCAAAATGGTAGACGAGATATGTAGGAGAGTGAGAAATGTACAACCCCTTTAACCCTTTAAACAAAGCCGAGAAAGAATGGTTCATGAATATTAACTTCCAAGGTTTGGATGCTGTAGAAAAGTTGTGTCAAGAACCATACGAGAACTTAAAGAAAAAAGATTTACTAACTTTTGAAGTGTCTGATATAGCTATTGTGAACAAACGTCCAGTAGTATATTTTAGGCTAAAGAAACTGAGAAAAAAATGAATAATTTTTATATCTCTACTTTCTATACAAAGGACTCTCCTTATAGTGAGGCAGTATTAGAATATCTACAAATGTCTTTACTCCATCTACCTTGTGCTATACATTTGATTAACAACGAGATAGAAGATTTAGGGAGTTGGTATAGGAACGTAGCTGAGAAACCTAGAGTAGTACTACAAATGTTGGAAGAGAATCCGAAGGAATGCTTAGTGTTCTTAGACGCTGATTGTACAGTTAATAAGTATCCATATCTCTTCCATGAGATACCTGATGAATATGATTTAGCTTTTCATACTCTCAATTGGAATACTTGGTACGGATATACAGCTCTTAATCCAGTAACGGAACTTCTTACAGGTACTATGTTTTTCCGACCTAATGACAAAGTCAAACAATTATGTGTAGATTGGTATGAAGAAGCTAAAAGAACTAGTGAGTGGGAACAAAAAGTATTGGAACGAGTAATCAAACATCACGACGTAAAGGTATATCCTTTACCGATAGAATACTGTTACATGGCTACGAGACCAAGAGGAGAAGCTCCTTTAGTGAAATGTGACCCTGTAATCACGCATTATCAGGTAAGCAGGACAGAGAAAAGGAGGAAGAGATGATTAACTGGTGGAAAGGATTTGTATTAATATTTGTAGGATTTTGTCTAGCTATGATTTGTACCGCAATTCATGGGTGTATTGAATTAAAACAACTAGAGGTACAAATACATGAGGACACACAAGATGCTGATATCGAATGGAATAAAGTAAACATGGAAGAACTTAGAAAAGATATGGATACGTCAGGTAAATTGTTATTATATTTGCTCGAACAAGAGGAAAGGATAGGGGTGTGAGGACTTTAGTTATAGGTGATATACACGGAGGATTCAAAGCTCTGTTGCAATGTATAGAAAGGTCAAAGTTTGACTTTGAAAAAGATAGATTGATACATCTTGGAGATGTTTGTGACGGATGGACAGAAACCAAAGAGTGTATTGAATATCTGATGACGATTCCTAATCTTATAAATATTATAGGGAATCACGATAAATGGACATTAGAGTGGATGACAGAGCCTCAAAGGATAGAGTGGGTGACTCAAGGGGGTCATAATACTGTATCTTCTTATATTCCGAAGTCTCACGTAGAGTTTTTGAAGAACTCTCATCTGTGGTATTTGGAAGAGAAGACTAACCAATTATTCGTTCACGGGGGTATAGACCCTAACAAGAAGATGGAGAAACAAGATTTAAACACTTGTTTATGGGACAGAGACCTTCTGTTTAACGCCAGAGCCAAACACAACCAGAAGCCCAACTACCAGTACGGAGGGTTTGCCGATATCTTTGTAGGACATACATCTACCAAACTGTTTAAGACAGAAGAACCCACCCACTACTGTAATGTATGGGATTTAGATACAGGAGGAGGTTGGGCTGGAGTTTTAACTATAATGGATATAGAAACTAAACAGTGGTGGCAGTCTGACCCTGTGTATACTCTCTATCCAGATGTGAGGGGAAGATGATAAACGGACTTACAACAGTAAACATAGAGCTGACTAGCATGTGTAATAAGTCTTGCCACATGTGCGGTAGAAGGAAGATAGACCGAGATTATCCAGAGATAAAGCTCAAGTACGGTCATATGGATTTAAAATTGGCACTACGGATTAAGAAACAAATACCGAAAGGTATAGTTATCCAATATCATAACAACGGAGAACCTTTGTTATATCCTCATTTAAGAGAGGTGTTAGAGTATAGAAACGATGACCACGTCAATTGTATGGACACTAACGGAAAGCTACTCGTACAAAAAGCCGATGAGATTATAGGTAATTTAGATACTCTTACTGTCTCTGTTATAGAGAGAGACCCAGAAGGTGAAGAGCAATATCAGATAGTTAAGCAATTCCTTGCAAAGAAAGGTAACAGAAAACCAGGAATGATTTATAGAGTATTAGGTGAAGTTGAAGATGTGAAACGCTGGGAAGCTTTTCCAGGAATTATAGCTAAACGAATGTTACATAGTCCTATGGGGAGTTTCAATTATAAGAAAGAACCTGTAGTGCCAGAGATAGGGATATGTTTAGACTTTCTCAACCATTTAGTCATTAGACACGACGGGAAAGTAAGTTGTTGCGTAAGATTCGACCCGAAAGACGAAGGGATAATAGGAGATGTAAATAAAGAAACGTTAGAACAAATATGGAATGGTAGGAAAAGAAATCGTCGCTTCTTGTTTCATCTTGCAGGACATAGAGAACAGTTGCCGTTATGCGACAAATGCGAATTTTGGGGGATACCTAAAGGATAGGAGATAGAGATGGAGAAGTTTTACAGGAAGATAAAGTTTCAAGGTAAAGATAAGTATGTAGGAGTAACAACCAAAGAACTCCTAGTAGCTGTTTGTGAACTTATTGAAGACTTGGAATGGAGAGTAGAAAGACTGGAGGAGGAAGTATGAAAAGGAAGAAAACAAAGAAAAAAGTAGTAAACAACGCTCCGCATGATATATCTATATGTAACAATACATTTACAGGAGTACATTGGGATAAAGCTACACTTGAAATAGTAGATAAAGTGGCTTCTGGATTATTAGCACTAGCAAAACTATTCCAAGCTCAAGATGTGAGAGTAGGTTCGATGTTAAAAATAGGAAGTGGACAAGAAGGTATAAAAATGGGAGGGTGTTGTGAAGACGATTCCAATTTATGAAAGCAGATGTAGTCAGAAACAGATAGGAACTATCCAAGTAGAAGATGATTATACTATTCTGTTCAACGATTTGTTGGAAGGTAAAATAGGAGGAACTGTGCAAATGCAACCTTTGTTAGATGGAGTAGTCTTTGACTTAATAGGAGATTAAAATGGGAAGACAAATACCTAGAAGCCAAGCCATAGGGAGGCATAGGTCTCCCAAAACTCTGAAAACTATTACTTGTCCTAGCTGTGACGGAGCAGGAAAGGATTTAGAAACCAAAGAAGTGTGTCCTGACTGTCGTGGCAAAGGTAAACTGGAGAATGTAACTGTGAGAGAGGTAGGACAATGAGCGATATTCAAGTAAGTTTAGTAGCAAGTGCCAATAGACCCTTAGTACAAGGTAATTTCAGTAATTGGGTAAGATTTTATAACTCTCTCTTAGGTAATAGAATCAAATGGGAAGTAATTTTTGTAGGAGATACTCCTGCTCCATATACGTTTGCTCCTAGAAACTTTACTTGGATTAAAGCTACAGTTAAACCAGCCCAGTGCTACGAGATAGGATTCAGAGCAGCAAAGGGAGAACTTATCCACTGGACAGCAGACGATGCAGACTATCACCACCCTACTAGAAATTGTCCTAATGCTATAGGTATAGCTTACGAACATTGGAAGAAGATGGAAGCTATGTACGGCAATAAGAAAGACTCCGTAGTAGCTATGAGACCCATAGAAGACGGGGGAGATGTGTGGAGTTTCCACCACTATTTCGGGGGGTGGGAACATACTCCTGTAATGGCTCCATTTGGATTGGTACACAGAGAGAAGTTTGCCGAGCTTGGGGGATATGATAGCAGATTTGTAAGTGGGCAGAGTGAGAACGACGTAGTAATGAGATTCTTAGAGATAGGGGGGCATGTAGAGGTCTGTATGGAAGCTTTCTTATATGTACACCACAGACAAGTACATCCGAGAACTCCTGATGGTAGGAAAGAAGTTAATTTGTTTAGGGAGTGGTACAACACTGACCGTATGGTTTTAGAAAACCTCTGGATACCTGCAGGATACGGGAACTACGAAAAGGATAATAAGAACGTGGAGATATCTAAGACTAGGTTATCTCCAGTGCAACGCTTTGAAGACAGAGACGATATCTGTACAGTAACTCAAGGAGAATATAAAGGGAGATGGGGATAAGAAAGAAGTGCCCAAACTATCCGTGTCATTCGCCTGCATTTGCATTAGAGGACTGTACCTTTTGTTACTGTCCTTTATATCCGTGTAAGGATACTACGTTAGGCAATTGGAGCTACAACATAAATGGTAAGGGAAGACTAAAAAAACGAGTATGGGATTGTTCAGGTTGTGATGTAGTTCATGGTCAAACGTTTGTAAAAATGGTGAAGGAGATGGTCAATGAAATCAAAAATCATCCTAAAAAAACTAGAAAAGTACGAAGCAAGAGGCATGCATAGGCAATTGCCTGTGGTATGGAAATCAGCACATGGTAGTCAAGTACTTGATGTAGATAATAAGATGTATATTGATTTCACTAGTGGTATCTTTGTAACTAACGTGGGGCATGGCTTAACTAGAGAAGCTGTGAAAGACCAAGCCGACCAGCTGATGTATACTTATACTTTCCCTACTCTTATACGAGCATTATTAGTTGAGACGTTAGTTCAAATGACTCCTCCGTTTTGTGAGAAAGTATTCTTACTGTCTTCAGGTTCAGAAGCGGTAGAGTGTGCTGGTAAGTTAATGAGAATGAACGCACGTAATCGTTATCGAGACGTGATAGTTTCAATCAAAGGAGCTATGCATGGGAAGACTATGTTTGCCGAAAAACTGGCGGGAGATAAGGGGGATAATAGCTGGGCTGGGACTGGCGACCCTAGTATTTATCATCTACCTTTTCCTGACGGTAGCAGTACCTTTGAAGAAGATATGGCACTTATTCTTCAGAAGAGGGGAGCACAAGACATAGCAGGATTTCTATTAGAAAGCTATCAAGGTTGGAGCGGAAGGTTTATGAACAAGAAATATATACAACGGTTAGCTAAATTTGCTCACAAACACGCTATCCCGTTATGTTTTGATGAGGTACAAGGAGGGTTTGGTAGGACTGGATATCTATTCGCTTATGAACGCTACGAAGTAGAACCCGATTTGATAGTCGTAGGAAAAGGACTGGGAAATGGTATGCCTATCTCTGCTGTTCTGGGCAGAAAATCTCTTCTTGATATCCCCTACGACCTATCCTCAACCTACTCTGGTAATCCTATGTCATGCATGGCAGCATTAGAAACTCTAACTATTTTAGAACAAGACTCTTTAGTAAAAAATGCCTATAAACTCCACAAGGTTATGCAGAAACGGGTAAAACAAATAGCAGATAAGAGTAAACATATCACCGAGATAAATATAGCTGGGTTGTTAGCGGGAATACTTTTTACCGATAGGAAGAAAGCTACCAAAGTTTGTGATTTAGCCAGACGTATGGGGCTTCTTTTAGTCTTTACAGATAGAGAATCCGTAAAGCTTGGACCACCGTTGTGTATAACTAAGCAAGAGTTACTCCAAGGGCTAGATATATTAGAAAGGGCGGTGAGAAAGATATGACCAAAAAGAATGTCAAACTGTTGAAGGGGAAATACCCTAAGATTCTAAAAAGCATTAAACATATGGACGTAGGAGATGGTTGGTACTGGCTGATTGATATGTTGTGTCTTAGTATCAAACAACAGTTACAAGGTCTGAAACAGGGTGTGTTCAAAATGATTCAAATTAAGCAGAAGTTTGGAGGGCTTCGATTCTATTACGAGCCATACGAAGAACACATTACTGCTATGGTGAGACTCGCAGAACATATGAGCTATACTATCTGTGAGGAATGCGGAACTACCAAGGACGTTAAACAGACAGTTGGTGGATATATAGCCCCATATTGTCCAGAGTGTATGGAAAAGTATGGGAGAAAGGCAGAGTTCGATGACTAATCAAGAACAGATAGATTATACAGAAATAAGAGATGAAAAGTTAAGGAGTAAGATTTGCGAGTTAATGAGTGAAATGTTAGACAACCCAGATAGATATGGCATTTATCCTACATCGAGATTTATGTGGAAAATGGAAACCTATATACTTGATTTGATGAAGTCATTGGAAGATGAAAAGAAGTTGTTAGAGAAAACTGTCAAATGGTGTAATGAAAACACTTACTACGAGGGAGTGTTGTTAAAAGATGCTGTAAAAGACCAAGTTGAGGCAGAGGAAGAAGCGAAAGAGTATATTGACCTTATCTTGCATGTGGAACACATTTGTGTTCGTTGTGGCGAGAAGGGATTTAAGAAAGATATGATTTTAGAATCACAAGCTACGATAGGGGTAAGTGGATTAAGCGACCACAAGTGGTATCATAAGAAATGTTATGAGGAGAAGTGATGAATAAGACTGTTGAGAAGATATTAAAAGTGTTGATTCAAGAACTACCAGCTAACTTTGACGGAACTGCTCCAGAGTCTTACAAGATACAGAGGGATATTGCTCATCTCATCCATAGCAAAGTAATTGTAGAAGAGAAACGTAAGTCTTATAAAGAAGGGTTTGAGGAAGGTAGGAAAATAAGATGATTAAGAACATAAGACATAGCGGTATAGTTGTCAAGAGCATAGGCAAAGCTCTTCATTTCTATGTAGATTTGTTAGGATTTGAAGTAGTTAAAAACCAAATAGTAGAACAACATTTCGGAGAGAGAATACTAGATATTCCTAAGACTAAATTGGTCTACATAAAACTAGCTAT